CTTGAGGTCCTATTGTTTGTGCAATAGTTCCCATAAACATAGTCAAAGCCTCTCTATCTTGACCTCTTCCTAAAGCATTTACACCAGCTACAATAGATGGTCTAATAATTTCTTTAGGTAACTTAGGTAATTCATTAGTTCTTTGTAAAACTAATAAAGTTCTATCTAGATAAGGTATTAGGAAAGATGTAGTTAACAAACTAAAGATGCCACCGAGCTGTTGCTCTAATTCTAACTGTGTTAGTCTGACTTCTTCTGCTGTAACTCTTTCTGCATTTCTCACATTCATCACTAAAAATGCTTCAAGCAATCTGCGCTCTATTGTTTGTGCCATATTAGCAGCAGTAGAAAAATCTGCTGTCTTGCCGACCTGAACGACCTGTACGTCTTCAGCCCTGCCCTGCACAATGGCTCCGTTTCCAGCCTTTGCAATTACTGAAGGCTTGGTTGTAGAAGATGGACTGACTAAAAAGATTACCTTACTAGCAGCAGCAGCTCCTTCAACAAGAGCTTGTGATAAACCTTCGAGAGATTTGAGATCGCCAAGGAACTCTTCTACTCTACCACGTCCGTACTGTTCTCCGTCTACAGAATTAAAAGTAAGAACGAGCCAAGGGCTTGCATTCTTAGGAGCTGTACTACGTGTGCCGGGTATTATCATATCTTCTACTTCTTGGTACCATACCCATCTGCCGTTTTCTAGTTTCACGCACGTGTAAACTTCGACATCATCAGTATGTGTACCAGCATTTGTTTCGTCGATGCCCGTGTTGGGTTGCTTCTTTGGTATATCGTAACCGAGTACGTCTCGACTTATCAATTCCTTTGTAACTATTTCTAGGACGTTACCATTTCCATCTCTATTGACGACATACCTAGTAAGAGGGTAGTTCTTGATACCATCTTTACCCATAAATAATAAAGCATTACCACCTACAATTAAATGTTTAAGTGCTTGGTGTATAACAACTCTATCGTTTGAAGCAGCGATGTAGTCCATGACTATACGCTCCATCTTAGATAAAGATAGGTCCATTTCTGACCTAGCCTCTGGTGGTATATCTTCACCTATCTTATCCTCTCTTGGTTGTAGCTTAAAGAAGGAACCTTGTGGAGGTAGGATAGCAAGCATAAGTTTTGCTGCTAACCCTACCACACACTTGGAACCGACTGACTGCCACGGAACATTGAGAGTTTCGTGTGTAGGTCTAGAAGATGTATCGTCTTGAATTAAATAAGGTAACGTGAGTTTAGAACAATCAACGGCTTTGTCTAGGAATTGTCTTCGATCTGTTACCAGTTCATTGTATCTCTCACGAGCAGTCATTACTGAATGCCTCCGCTTGGAGTTGTGTTACCTGTATTTACTTTAGGATTTAATTTAATCCTCAATGAACCTGTACCTTTTGAGTACTGGTTTTTGTTTTTATTACCACGGTCATCCTTCGCTCTCTTCACCTGTGGGTTCACATCCTTCATTATTGGGTCAGGAGGTGGTGCTGTAGGTGTTGGAGGTAATGGAGGTGGTGGAGCTGGTGGTAATGGTGGTGGGGTTGGCGGTGAGCCTCCTCCTAAACACATAATTAAATTTCCTCGTCTTCTATGGATTTAATGTAATCAATTACACTAGCTTGTCCAGCTCTATACATAATTGATTCGATTGATTCTGTTGGGTGAACTGGTTTCCACCCGAAGTTATCATCTAACTTTTTAATTAACTCTTCTAGTCTATCGTTATGTAGCTTAAGAGTATTGAGGGAGATTGACATTCGAGTGCTCAAAAAATGCAGGCATTCTAGCTGCCTTGGTCTGAGAAAATTCTGGTGCTTTGCCTTCGTACATTAATCTGTCGCTGGCATCTAACCAAAATTTTTTGTCCAAATATCTATCGGAACTTTGTTTTAAGGGTTGCATCACCCAGTTAATAGTTGCCTTTCTTAGTTTATCTAATGACTGACTAGGTTTTAGACCTAGCTCTGTACATACCAATGAGTTAGCTGCCACATGGACTTGCTCGTCTCTTGATATATCTGCACTGACAGTTCTTAGACCGGCATCGCCACAGAATCTAAAGAACGGTAGTAATACAAAGAAGATTGCCCTCTCTGCTACTAATGCTTTTAGTATTGTATGGTCTGGGTGTTGTTCCCACGCAGCACGTAAGCGTAATGCTTCGGCTTCGGCTTTGTCATCTACGCCTAGTGCGTTGGTGATGTAGCCAAGTGCAAGATCATGTTTGATCTCGTCTTTGACGTTGCTTTCTAAAAGTGCTCTAGCAGCGTCGGGAACTTCTTTATCAAGTGCGTCTGTAATGAACTCGCCAACTGGTAACTCCATATGGCGTATTGCAAGAGCACGGTAGATGGTTTCTTCTGCACCTTCTTTAAGTTTTCCTTTAGATGTTTGTACGGGTGTCCACGATCTTTTCCGGGACAGTAGTTTTATATAGGGATTCATTGCTGACAATCACAAGCTATTTCGTCTGGTTTATTACTCATAATATCTGCTAAGTAATCATCTACAGCAACATCATCCAGTGCTGCGTAAGCATCTGTCTTATCCTGTGTATCTCCCATTACTTGCAGGGCATAATATAAAGAAGTCTGTGGTGAGTTAAGCCACTCTTCTATAAAAGCCTCATCGTAAGTCACCATATCACTCCAAGAGTTGAAGCTATAGCCATGAAGCAATCCTGTTCTTTCGAGCATAATCATTATCTGATCTGCTACTAATTTATAAGCATCCCATCCAACTTCGGATGCGATCTCAACTTTTTCGCCATATTTTACCTGTTCAACACCAAACTCACCTGAATCCCTGTCGACTACTCGACTAATCGGTGGTGCTATTTCTGGTGTAGCAGTAAAGCCATGAATGTCTCTACTCCTGTAAGAACAACTGGCGGTAGGAGCTATCGCGAACGCTCGTTCCATGTTGTTCTCACGTGCTATGTTAGCTGCCTCTTGTATGCCGAGGAAGAGCTCACGTGCAGCTAATCCCGCGTAACCTTCGTAAGGCTCAGCGTTATTCGTCGCTGTAAGAGCCTTACCAAACTCGGCATATGTAATATTGTTGTTGGCTAGGAAGTTAGCTAAGCCAAGCATTCCTAATCCTACTTGTCTGTCGACCTCTGGTGCTAGATACTCTCCAGATTCACCAACACCTGTTTTGCCATGGAGATCGCACAGTTCCGACATACCTTCACGGAAAGCTGGTCGGAGGTCGCCGATACGACAGGCTGAAAGATTGATATGTTGTAAGAGGCATGTTCCGCGTGAGGGCAGATAAACCTCCAAGCAAACGTTCGATCTGATTCTGTTGTTGTTTTTGTCATATTTTATTTTGTTGAGCCAAATGTCTCCTCTTGCAATGCCTCTAAGTATTGCTTCCTTTGTTCCAGTTTCTGTATCAGCCCACCACTCTGGGGTGAGGTCAATACATCTTTTAACCCATGGGAGCTCGGCTCTGGAGACTTGCACGAACTCAAGAATATCGGGGTGATTAATATCAAGATGGAGGACCACAGCACCGTTCCGGTACGTGCCTCCGCGCCTAAGAATTTCATTTAATGTTGAGTAGATTTTTCCGAATGAGACAGGTCCTGATGCAACGAGTGAATCAGGTCCTTTATTTGTTGTAGTTCCTTTGGGTCTAAGGTCCGACAAGTGGACCGCAACTCCTGCTCCATACCTAAGAGCATGCGATACAAATCGCCAGCTTGCTTCGATTCCATCTGAGCCTTCCATGCTATCCTGCACGTTGAAGATTGTGCAGCTTACGGGTAGACGGTTTGTTGGATTATCAATCCATTGCTGAACTCGACCAGTTCTAGCTATCTTGTTTGGTTCTAATTTCGTAGTCACTTGGTGGTGTCCAAAGTATAGGTTCTTTTATTTTGTGATCGTAATCACTTGTTTGTAGTATTCTTGCGAGCCTTGCATTTACAAGGGCATCTTCTTCAGTCAGTTCTTTTTCTACAAATGTTTCAACGACTGCTTTCCATGTGTATCCTTTTTCTTCAAAGATTTTCTCTGCTTTTTTTATACCAATACCGGGAACGCCTGCGTAACCATCAGTGTTATCGCCTGCCATTGCCTGAATCAGATGCCATCTTGCTCCTTCTTCTGGAGTGATGTCTACAGTTTCTTTGAAGTCATATAGTTTACCGGGAATCTGTCTCATATCTTTGTCAGGAGAGACGATTATGTTTCCGGGATATTTTGTAGCATAGATTCCTATAGAATCATCGGCTTCGAGTGTATCTTTGAGGATAACTCTGTATTGTTTTTTAAGTTCCTGTATGACACGTTTAAATCCACAGGGCTTTTTTCGTTGTCGATGACCCTTGTATTCGGGCAGAATTTTTTTCCTAAAATTATTAGGACTTGTAAAAAACAATATTAATTCATCATCAAACGAACCTAGTTCATTTTGGATTCTATCTAAATCTCTTTTGACACATTTCATAGCGTCAGAAAAGTTAGAAGTAACAACTATGACGTCATCACCAAAATCCATTTCGGTTTCTGCTGCTGCACAGCATTTGTAGACTATATAGTCGCAATCAATTAATAATTTCATATTTTAATGTACGTCAGCCCATGTTTTGCCTTGCTTTGCTTCGGCAGCGATAGGACAACGTAAATCGTAGTATTCGCCAGCTAGTTCTGCTGCTTTTTCTAGAAGATTCATTAAATTTGTAGCATCTTCTTGTGGTGTCTCGTATTGCAATTCATCATGCACGAATGCTAGTTGATGTGTGTGAGGATTATGTATAGCATCGTTAGCTATAACCATCCATCTTTTTGCAACTATACCAGCACTACATTGTAGTAAATAGTTTAGTGCTTTGTGCGGTGAATCGACCAACACCCTTCGTCCGTCCAGTGCCAAGAGGTAACCGTTAGCAGCCTTATTTGAAACCGCTCCCAGTAAGTCACTGAGTCCTTCGATAGCAGATACGAAAGCCTCTCGGATCTCGGATCCTTTTTTTCTAGCTTCCTTGGGTTGTAAAGAGTTATCATAACTCATACCTATTTTTTCGTTTCCTGCACCGTACAAGAAGGCGTATGTTACGGTCTTAACTTGTCGGCGTGTGATTCCTATTTTGTCTGCGTTAACTTGATGTATGTCATCGTTAAGTAATATGTCGGCATATCGACCTCCGTCATATCGTCCTAAATAATGTGCAAGCATTCGTAGTTCTATACCACTTAAATCTGCACCTACCATTATATGCCTTGGACTGGCAGTAAATAGTTCTCTAAATTCCCTATCAGCAGGCACCTGTGCTAAATTCGGTTTTCTATGAGCACATCTAAATGTGTTAGTAGATACCGAACAGTTGTGGTGTATTCTGCCTTTAATCGTAACAAGCTTGTTCCATGCGTTCACGCCTTCGGATATCATTCCAAGCTTCTTCTTTATCGTCAAACATTTCGCACATGCTTTGGAGAAGGGAATATCTATCTCCGTCAATGTAATCTCGTCGATAATTGGTTTCCCAGTCGTCGTGATCTTGCTCAATTTGACTTTGAAATGAGTCGTCAGAATCCATGCTATGTGGTCTCGTGAAGTGGGGTTAAATTCTTTTAATCTTTGGAACTCTGCTCCGGCTTTATATCCTTGTGTAGAGTTATCTCGTTTAGGAGTGAACAACGCTCCTCCAATGAGAGGGAATTGTCTCCGAAGTACTTGAGTAAGTTCTTCCATCTCTCTTCTGAGATGTGACTCAAGTTGCTGACTTTTCTGTTCGTCAAATGTCCATCCATGTATTTCTTGTTCTGTTAGTATTTCTGCGACTCGGTGCTCTAATCGACACGAGTCAGATAAGGGCGGAAATGTTCGCATAATTTTGTAGTTACTTTTACGTCTTGCACCATGTAGTCTTGCATCTCTTGACTCCACTCTTGCCAGTCAGAGTTTTTACCAAAGTCTCCTTTGTATTCTCCTAATCTGTAGCCATATGCTTCAAGTGAATGTCTACCATATAACTGTAATGGCATATGTCTCCACTGTCTTTTCTTATCTATCTCCATTAAATTTGGGTGATATAAGCGAGAAAGCACAAGAGTATCAATAACTGTAGCATCAGTATGAAACCCGTCGCTAAGCTTCCGAAGGACAGCAAGGTCGTACCCAATAAGGTTGTGACCAGCAAGAGTATCAGCTTCCATAATTTGATTGATACCATCCCGTATGCTGGGCGTTTCGTCATTCTGATCGTTATATACGTATGTCTTCTCTTCTTTGGTGTCAAAGGTGGAAATGCAATGTATCTTAGAAACGTCATATAATAGTCCGTTTGTTTCTATGTCAAATACCAGCACTATTTTTTACCGGTATAAGTTTTGTCCTTAAACTTAGCTTTCTTTTTAGCTTGTTTTGTAGGTGGGTTTGGTTTCACCAGTTCCAGATCAGAAGTCTGTACTGGGATTGAAAATTGGCTCCGTAGTTTCATCGTATTTACATGTTTCTTTGTTGTATTTAAGTTGACATGCAACACCTACCTCTCCGGAGTAGCGATTCTTTAGAACCCGTAAGATCGTTTGGTCTACAGCTTCAGTTTGTTGGTTTCTTTCGAGTCCCCATACTTCATCTGCAAGCTGAGATATTGCAGCAGATCCTCTAAGTTGTCCTAGAGTTACGCGTGCTCCTTCTTCGTGGTTTTTGTCTGTCTGTGTTCTACGTAGATGTGATACTAAAAATAGTTTGATTCCAGTTTTTTCAACTAAGCTACGTAGTTTAGTCATGGTGTTATCTATCATTTTTCTCTCGTCACCATCTAGTCCAGATATAAGTATGGATAGGTGGTCAAGAAAGATTATTTTTGCTTCGAGTGCGAGTGCCATATATTCAATACGACTGTAAATAATATCAGGGTCAGCACTGCCGAAGTGGTCATAAAGGAAGAGACGCCAGTTTTTGAGAGTCGCATCATAAGCTGTTACTAATGTTTCCTTGGTATGTTCGCCAAGATGTAAAGCTTGACCTACAGCTACAGACATAAGTCCTAATGCTGTTCTTCTGTTTGACTCTTCCAAAGCAATGTAGCCTACAGGTTCGTCCTTGTCTAAGAAGTGAGTAGCTAACTGGCGAGTCAGGGTTGATTTACCTTGACCTGTGCCTGCACTTATCACTGTCAGTTCTCCATATCTGCATCCATGTGTTAGTCTTTGCAATCCAGCAAAGGGATACTCAAAGTCACATGGTGGGCTAGGGTTTGTTACTAATTCTAGTAATGATTGACCATCTACTATCCCATCAGGTTGATACGGCGAAGCATTCCAGATAGCTTTCCTGATCGCTTCAGCATCATTATTTTGTAGTGCGTCAGACGCATCTTTATACGGGTCTGGCAAATGAGCAATCTTAACTTTCCCAGACGGTAAGAGCGCAGCCACTGCTTCCGTCGCCAGCTTACCCGGCTCGTCTTGATCGAAGAAAAGGATAATTTCTTCATAACCTTGAAAAAGCTGAAGTTGCTTTTGTATGTCCTTTTTAGCTGACGCAGCTCCGTGAGGAAGTGAGACATGCGCCCAGTTGGGGTAAGCCTCCCAGCCCGATAGTGCATCAAGCTCGCCTTCGTAGACCATGATACGTTTACCAGTAGAAGGTATAAGAGACTGACCAAACAAAGTATCAGTAGTAGTACCTTCATACTTAAAATCTTTTAATTTGTTTTTTGTTTTGAATCCTTGTAATTGTTTACTACTGTTGTAATAAGGGAAGCGTAAAAGTTCTCCGTCCCTGTAGACTTTGTAGTGTTGGCAGGTTTCTTCACTAATTTTTCGTTTTTGCAGCCTTTGGGCTGAACCTTTGAATTGTACATTGGTGGGCATGTTATGTGTGTGATCTGCGCGTGTTAGTGTTTGACAACTAAAACAAAATGTATTGCCGTCATCATATATAGCTTTGGCATCAGAGGAGCCACACACCTCGCATGGCTCGTGTCTTAAAAATTCTGCTGTCATTTTAACCAGTCAACTGGTATGCAGTGTGCAGCGCACCATTTAATACTGTAACGCTCACACCATTTTGCGTATGTAGTCTTGGACTTTTTAGATATACGTTTGTATGGGTCTTGAAATACCATACGAAGATCTATTGTTGGGTTGTCCTTGATAACTTGTCTAATTTTACGCCTAGATGGTGGGTCCCAATACCCTTTGACCTCTAGGATTACTCCATTGTTAGGTAGTACAAAGTCAGGAGTATATTGATGTTGAATTGTATAAGGGTAGGACGTCTCCTCATATTCATAGTCGACGCCCAATGTTACTAATAAGTCTGCTACCTTTTCTTCCAGACCTGACCTAAAAGTCATCTTCTAACTCAACAGAGCTAGGTGTTGTATCAGGTGTTACGTTTGGTTCTGATGTTTTAAAGCCTGCTGTACTGCCAAACAATTCAGCAGCTCCTTGTTCATCAAGATCACCTGTGTCTACGCCTACCTCTGACTGAATACTAACTACTTGGACTCCAGATAGTTTGAGAGATGTGCCATAAGTCACGCCGTCCCTGAGAATGTAAGGTTTTTGTGTAAAACCTAGCTTAACTTTACTACCTGAATATACTGGTGTGTCAGTATTTGTTATTGGTGTACCTTCAGTATCTACAACTGGTGGTCTCTTTTCATCATTCCAAGAGAACTTAATTAGATACTTACCCTCTGATACTTCTTCCCATGGTGTTGGTTTTAGTGTAGATCTCTTTGGGTTCTTTAGCTTTGACTCAGCCCATTTAAGGCAATCGTCTCGCTCTGTCTCTAGTTTGGAGATTAAATCCTCTCCAACTATTGCTTTTAATGAATAGCCAAATTTGCTTGGCTTTAACACAGCTTGGAATCCTTCTAAGGTTACAGGCTCGGGTGTTACGTGTATGTTTCTCATTAACAAAAAAAGTATGTTGAATCAATCACGGCTTCTGGTTTAAGATCGCCAATGATCGGTGGTTGTTCTTCAGCAGCTATTGATAGCGCGAAGTCGGTTAGTGGTTCATGCTCTGCGAACAGACGCATGTAAGTTTTACGTACTAAACTTGATAGTTTACACATGTCAGTAGCTCTACATAATACACTGTCATGTATCAATGCAATAGGAAAGTTTACGTCCATGACTGCTATGTGTAACAAGCTGGCATCAAGCGAGTGAATAAGGTTAGGAGCTGTTGCATTTTTGTGATGTTTCAAATCAACGCCTTTCTCAGCTCCGGAGATATGTATCATACATCTACCCATTAACTGAGTCTTGATGATTTTAGTCTCCTTTTTCATAAGCCTTTGCTTGACGTTAAAACCAGACGGTGTTGTCCAGTGTATTTCGTCAGCTCCAGCCTTGATAGCTCTAGCTACTTCTTGTTCTATCCATTTCATTACGCTCATAGCTCCCGGAACTACTATATTCATAGCACTCCGTACAGCAGATACGCATTGAGTTAGTTCTTCTTTATCTACATCTACACCTTTTTCTTTAAAGGCTTCTCTGATGTAAGATCTATTCGAGAAAGGTTTAGCATTGTATGGTATTGTCATCACACAACGCTTGGTTACCTTCCTGTCCCAGTGGGGTTTTAGCCGATCTGGAATAGCATCTATGCTTCTTTCAGCGATTGTCGCGTAGGCGTCTTGGGGTTTTTCACTCCCTATGACGTTAACCATACGAGCAGTAGATGCGTCCTTGGCGAGTCCTGCCAAGATTTGCAGACCACTACATGTAGCGTCTACAGCTACTGGTAAGTGAGTCTCAAACTTATGTTCGTAAAACAGCTCGTACCATTCGTTACAAGCAGCCAAAAATAACCAAGGCTCGTCAGCATTTTCCCAATCAGCAATGTTACCAATAGGATCTTTCCATACTCTCTCTACTAAAGCTCTGTTCTGATAGTTGTCTATCCATTCCAGTCTTTCCTGCATGGTTGCTTTATCTAAACCATACGTTGTAGCAAGTTGGAACTTTATCCAATCCATACCCTTGGCAGTTATCTTAGCACCTTCATTAAATAAAATCAAACTTTTTCCAAAGTCTGTGTCTTGTGGTGTAAGTAAGCTAGGTATTGGGTATGCTCTACCCCGATAGTCAAAACTCCAAGGTATATAAAATACCTCATCTTCAAACTCTCGTACTACTTCCATAGTCATACGAGTTCGGCAGGACTTACGTACTTCAGCAGCCTGCAAGTTTCTAGCTATCGTTGCTTCTTTTTTCCAACTCTTCCATACCTCCTTGCTTGCCTCTTCTGGAGGTTTTGGAGGGATATCATGTTGAATGACAGGTCTAAATTTTCCTACGCTAATTCCTCTATCCTCTAACTCTCTCGCTACCTCTACTATAAAAGGATTTAGCTTGTAAGAAACTTGTTGAATTTTGTTAATAAAGTCGTAGGTAATTTCCCCCTGTATTAACCCGTCATCGGTCTTTCTTATCAAATCATGGCAACGTGTCAAATCATTTAGATAATAACCTCCATTTTGGAGAGCGTGCCAATTACGTGGAGGGATAAGCATAGGCTTAGCAAGTGGACTGAATAATTCAGCCATTCGCATGATGTCTGCATGTTGTTTAATTAATAATTCAGTAGGTTTAAATATAGAATATCTTTTACTACCTTTTACAATTAAATCTCTTTCAAACCAGCCTGATACTTCCATTAGGCAGTCCATAAGAAAGGTGCCGACCTTGACTTTGGTTCTTTTATCCCAATGTACCCAAGGCGATATGTTTGTCTTGTGCATCAATGTTTGTATGCACTTACGTTTGTACTCTGTACCCTTGGCTTGGTGCCAATAGTTCTTTTTTAATGTATTCAGTAATGCTGGTGCTTCCTTGTCATAGTACTCCATTTGAGCTTCAGATTCTATAGCTGTACCAATAGCTATGGCTATGGTTGTTACACTATGTTTCTTTTGCTGTGGAGAAAAGACATGGTCAAACACGACCTTGCATGTAAGCAAAGCCTGTACTGTGGTATCTGCTGGGAAAATATGTGTGTGAAAGATGTGTTTGTCTTTCGCAGCATTAAACCTTGAATACTTTTCTTTTTTACTTTCAATGAATGCAATGAGATCAGGCATTATTGAACTAACGCATGCTGAGCCATAAACGGTAGCACTTGCATAAGTCTTTTCTTCTAACTTTGTAGTGTTAGTACGTAACTTATGTAGTCCCCCTTGTATTTGTTTACGCTCGTAGTTCTGCTGATCTTGTATTTGTTGTTCAGTTAGCATTGAGGTTTAGTTGTCGTCTTTGATTTGCTCCTGCATTATAGCAATGAGTTCGTCCTTGTGTGGGTGGTTCTCAACAAGAGTTGTTAGTTGTTGTAACCTACGTTCAAATGTCTTTTTGTGCATCGTTATTGAAATCAATATTAAGTGGATTTGGAATCAGGTGATAGACACCTTCATCTGTTGCTAGTGTTATGTGTTTATTAGTTCCTATTTCTTTCTTTAGTCTCATCTTTGTATGATGCTCAGACTTATATGTCTGTTCTGTTATCTTACCTGTGTCCTTGTCTTCTATCCTG